GTCCCGCCTGGCTCTACGCCGGCAACCTTGCAGGTGCCAACGATCTTGTAGGTAGTGCTCATGTGGCGAATACCTCCACGTTGAAGATTGCGCCGACGTACTGCGAGTCGGCGACGTTGACATTTCCGTAAGCGGTGCAGCTCGTCACCTGGGCGGTCGAAGCCTCGCCGCCCAGCGTCGTGTCACCCCGGATTGCGGCCTCTACCGAGTCCGACCCGGTGATGAAACTGTCGAGGACGTCCTGGCCGGCGTTGGGTTCCCACCGTTGCGCCAGGGCCAGCACCTCGAAGTTGAACCTCGACAGGCCCTGGCCGCCCATCGCCTCGTGATAGTCAGCCACCGGCGAACCGGGGCGAACGATCGCGCACGGCACGGTGACCCTGTCCGGGACGGTGTCGAACACGGCGACGAAGGTGCTCACGGTTTCGAGCCTGACCTTGATCTCGTCGCGTATGGCGGTGTAGTCGGCCACATCTACGCCACGGCCAACAGGCGGTAACCGGACAGCAACGCCCATACGTCCGGGTCGCGGCGTGAGATACGCACGGCGTCGCCCTCGAGGCCGGCCTGGAAGCCGAGCGGCGAGCTGCGGCGCTGGTAGAGGCGTGCGCCGAGCACCGTCGACGCCTGCACGATCGCGGCCGGAATGCTCATGCCGTATCCGTAATACGCCTCGACCTCGATGGTCGCACGGTCCGAGGTGTACCTGGGAAACGATGACCCGTCGACGCGGCGGATGACCCTGTAGGGGGCCTGGTTGCCGTCTACGACGAACTCCGACGTAACCGTGAGGGTGGTGTCGTAGGTGCCGTCGTCGGACGTGTCGACCTTCAGGACCAGCGACGTGGTCTGGGCGATGTCGTCGACCAGGACCACGCGGTCGTTCATCGGCCGGTACACCTTGGTCGACGTCGACCCTGGTACGGCAAAGCTGCGGCCGGTGTAGTTGTCGACCTCGGCTTCGGCTGCGTTGATCGCGGCGTCGATCGCGTCGTCTTCCGACGCGGTGCCCGACGGGATACCCAGGTAGGTCTTGACGACCGCCCGAGTGGTGTAGGCGGGCATCAGCTACTTCTTCTTCGGGGCCGGCTTCTTTTTCGCGGCCGGCTTCGGTGCCGGTGGCGCGGGTTCCGGCTTGTGGACACGGCCAGCGGCCTGCTTGTCCCACAGTTGTTCGTAACTCGACTTGTCGCTCATCTTTCCTCCTGGTGGTAACGCCCCGGTCGGGGTTGACAGTCCGACCGGGGCGCTCCCTGGTGGGGGGTCTTAGAGGGTCGCGTTGTAGAGCGTCCCGTGGCACTTGCAGACGCTGTTGGGGTCTCTGACCATGAACGCCGAGTAGCCGTACGAGATGATCTTGATCGTCAGACTTGCCGATCCGACCGAGTCGTAGCGGGCCAGCATCGGTGCGCCGTCGCCGTTCTCCCAGAGGAGAACGTCGTCAGCTCGCATGATGACAACTGCGTCTTCGTCCGAGCCTGCGCCCAGGTCCGTGGGCATTCCTCCGTCGACGATGACGGGCACGCCGGCGATGTTGCCTACAGCGTTGATGCCTGCCGCGTCGCCTACGCCTATGACGTTGGTTCCCAGCTGGGTGTTTGGCGTGAGCAACGGCCGGTTCTGGGAATCCAGGGATCCGACCAGGTAGCTCCAGCGGCGGGGTGCCATGACGATGACGGTCGGCTGCAGGAACTTTGCTCCTGCGACCGTGCCTATGCCCTTGACGATCTTCTGCCAGGTCTCATAGCCGGTGGGTGATCCGTCGTCGGTGTCGACGTCGCCGATGCCGGACACCCTCAGGATGCCGGTGTGGCGACCCGAGGTTCCCGGCCCGTCGAGCAGATCTGCGGTCAGGCTCGTCGCATACGACAGGCTGAGGTCCTCGTAGATCATCTCGTCGATCCGGTCGCCGCGCTCTAGTGCCTGGCGCGAAATATCCTGCGCTCCGGCATATGTGGCGATGCTCGCGGTGGCGGTGGTGTCGTCGATTGTCGTCTCGCTGATATTTTGGTTCTCTGAACTTTGCGCTGCGACGCTGCTGGACGTTGTGATCCTCGACACCGTCACGGAAAGCCCCGCCGGTGGGAGAGGCAAGCGTCGACAGGCGTTCGCAAAATTTCGGCCGCTCTGGCTTTTTTTCACGGCGAGAGAGACGGCGTAACTGGGTACCACAAGCCCGGACCAATTGGAACTTGTCCCGTCGGCGCGGTACTCGATTTCCATCTCTGACTGGTGCCGTGCGATCCGCTGCTGTGCGGACGGATCCGACAACACCTGCGCGCGGTACATGTCCTGGAAGAACGAGAACTCGCCACCGTCGCGGTAGGTGAGTGGTTCGTCGGTGACGGTGATCCGCCCTGCGGCGCGCTCCTCGGGGGCGTCGTCTGTGCCCGCAACCTCGGCCTTCAGCCGCGCTGCTTCGAGGTTCGATACCTGGATGCTTCGCAGCTCGCCGATGCGCTCGTCGAGCGCTACTGCACGGGCCGAAAGGTCCTTGAGGTTCGTGTCCTCAGATTCGGTCAGGTCGCGTGCTTCTTCAGCTGCACGCTCGACCAGGCCGGTCTGAGTGGTGGAAATCTCGTCGCGCTCGGCGACGAGTTGGTCAAGTAACTGCATAATCGCACTCCTCTGTGAGAGGTCGTTAGGTGTGAGGGTGCGATCGGGTGCCGTTGATCAAACGGCGGCGCTTACGCGGCGCTCCTATGTGGTTTCAGAATAGACCAGCGATGAGACAGCCGGCGGGCTTCTAACTGGTGAGCAGGTGCCGCCATTTGGCGAGCCTGGGGGCGACCTGCGGGTCGTCAGGGTCGTAGGCGCGCACGGCGAGGACCTTTGCTTCGCTGTACGCGGATGCCGTGACTAAACCGACGTGGTCTAGGCGAGCTTCTAGACGCTGGACGTGGCGGCGGCCGTCGCGTGTCTCGGTCCGGTTGCGTATGGGCTGGAACGCGACCGACAGGCCGGTGACCATGTTGTCGAGGACGAGCTGCCGCGATTCGTCGGCGCGGGGCGTGTTCGCCAGGCGGAAGTCGGCTACCAGGCCGTCGTTTGTGTTCTCCCACGAAAGGCTCATGCCGACCGGGTGTTTGTTGCGATCGTGCTGCTCGAGGAGCGGGATACGGGTCCCCCGCTCCTTGATGGACTTATCGAAGCAGGTGCGGGCGAACTGCTCGACGTAGTCGCCGGCGTCGAACGTCGAATGCCACGGCGCGACGATCCCGACCAGATGGTGGCCGTCGTCGTCGTCTCGCAGCTCGAGGTATTCCAGCTCGACGGTGCGCGTCTCCAGGTTCATTGCAGGTCCTCCTCGATGTCGAGGTCTTCTAAGGCGCGTATCTCCGCGACGGACAGCCATCCGCCGGCGAGGCCGGCGCTGTGGGCCGAGTAGCGGGCCAGGGTGTCGGCGCGCAGGAGCGCGTCGAGGTTGAACTTGGCCTCCTGGCCGCGTGGCAGCAACGTCGACAGACTTTGCTCGAGGCGTGACAAGTGAGGTCGGAGAGTCCAGGAAACGAAAGCCCGGTTGTCATCTTGAACGTTTGAGTATGTCCGGCTGTCGGTGGACCCAACGCCCACTATCCAAGACGGCACCCCGAAAATCGTACATATCTGTTGAGCGCTGAACCGGCGTGATTCGACAAGCTCGAGGTCGGCGGCGGAGAACGACAGGGTTTTGTAGTCCATGCCGCCTGACAGGACAGCCGGCGACCGTTGCCGCCCGCCATGCGCCGCGACGAACGACGCCTTCGCCGCGTCAGCCTCCGCCTGAGTCAACTCCTGTTCACTCGACAGGATCCCGGCCGGTATGGCACCGTTGACGTACAGCTCGGCGGCGTGGTCTTCGCCGGCTATCGCGAGGCCCAGGGCGCGGCGTTGCATCGCCAACGGGCCGAGGCCGACGTCGTGACCGGGCAGCGTCATGCCGCGAATGTGGAGCACGTCTTCGGCGTCGTAGGACTGGCCGGCGACCGAGTAGTAGCGAACGCCGTTGCGAACAGTCAACGCGACCGCCCCTGGGGCGAGCACCACGAACGAACGCGGGAAGCCGAGCGAGTCGCGGTTGCCGACCAGCAGGTACGCGTTGCCGTCGATGAGCAGCGACGTGAACACGGCCGCCAGGGTGCTCATCCTGGTGTCGGTCGGGTCGGGCTGTCGGAGGATGTCCGGTGTCCGGTTGAGCTGCGTTTTGCCTCGGTAGGCGTGCAGCGGTAGCGACGCGGCGGTGTCGGAGATGATCTGGACGCACCTGTAGGCGGCCGGTATCGACAGCGTCGTGGATTCGGTGATCGACAGCGGCCCGGTGAGAGGTTGCGTGCCGAGGCCCCGGCCCGGGAGCGTGAACGTTGCGGCCCTTTCGGCAGGGCCTTGGAACGTGCGAAGCAGCATCGGCTACCTTCTGACGGTTTGTGAGCGCATGGTGCGCTCGAGGGCGAGGCCCACCAGGAGGGCAAACACGCCGAACGCGCCCAGGAACAGCGCGGTTCCCGCGATCGACCAGACAGCCCAAAAGACGGCTGCGAGGCCGAGCACCTGCAACATGGAGGCGAACGTCTTCATCTGGTTGTCAGAGTACCGCCGGTTTCGGACGTGTCGTGGCACCTGCGACCACTCCCCACCGTGCCAGGGTCGCCGCGACCAGGGGCGTGATGTCGACGGTCGATCGTCGGTTCCATGCCCATTGTTCGGCGAGTTTGCGTTTCGACGCTGCGCCGACCGCGTCGGTCAGGAGATGGTCGCCCAGGTGCGTAACGGTCTGGTCGATGACCGCGTCGTAGAACGATCCACAGGCCCGCGCGTAGTCGCGCATGCCGACCGGCATCACGTCGACGCCGGCCTGCTCGAGCGGGATAATGAACGACCCGGCAGGGCTGCCGCCGTCGATCACAACCGGGGCGTGCCATTTCTTCCACAGCTCCACCACGCGTTCCTGAATCCAGCCGACGTGCGCGCGGTGGTCGATGATCTCGACCGGTGTCCAGGCACCGTTTCGGCCACACGCGGCGATGGTCGCCGAGTCGCGGTTCGGTGAAACGTCGATGCCGAGGACCACCTGGTGGCCGAGCAGCACGTCGGTTCGTTCGAGGCGTTCCCAGTCGGTCATAGCGATCACGGCGACCGCCTCGAGGGCCGGCCACACGTTCAGCCATTCGCGGGCGAACAGCTCAGGCTCGGTTGTTTCGGCGGCTTCGGCTACAGCGTCGAGGGTGACACCGCCGGCCTCGGCCAGGGTCGGTATCGCCTGTCGCCAAACGGCCTCGTCGAGAACGTCGAGTTTCGCGTCGTCTGCGGGTGCCCACTCGAACCACGCGAGGCGGCCGTCGTCGTCGTCGCGTTCCTGGTGGCCGAGGTTCCGGTAGTGGGCGAGCATCGTCGACTGCGCGTCGCCGGCGTTCGACAGGATCCACAGCTGCGCGTTCGGCTTCGTTGCCATCGTCGGCTGAATGGCCGAGATCAGGTCCCGGTCGGCCAGGGCGGCCTCGTCGATGACGACCAGGTCGGTGGTCAGGCCGCGTGCGCCTTTCCGGTTCGGCGTCACGACCCGGTACTGCGACCCGTTTTCCATAATCAGCGCCTCCTGGCCGTTGGCGCGCATCACACGCCGCACACGACGCGACATAGACGAGTCGATTATCAGCTCGCAATGCTGTTCCCACAGGTAGCGGGCCATGCCGCGATCCTGTGCGGTGAATGCCACGACGTGGCCGGGTTGGAGCAACTCGAGGGCGATGCGCGAGGCAGCGAGGGCGGTTTTGCCGTTCTGGCGGCCGACACAGACACCGACGGTGCGGTACCGGTACAGGCCGTCGTCGTGCTCGAGGGCGACATCGGCTACGAGGCGCTGCCAGTCGAACAGGTCCCAACCCAGGGCCTGGGCGACACGGGCCAGGTGGTGGCCGTGCGTTTCGCGTTCAGACCTGGGCGTGCCCCACCTAGGAGGGATCGCCACGGGTGATCTCCTGCACCAGGTCGTCCCATATGTCTCCGCCGGCGTCGACGCCCAACTCGTGCAGAACGCGAATCAGCTGGTTGGAGATGTTCGCGGAGTTGCCGAGACCCTCGGCTGTGACCTGAATGTGGTCGAGTGCCCAGGCGAGGTGTTGCAGGTTCTCGGCGAGCAGCGCGTTCGGGTTCTCGAGTTTGGCGAGCACAACCTCGGCGGCTTCCTGGTGGCGGCGCATCACCAGGTCCTCGAGGTCTTCGGCCGGTTGCGACGCTTGTTCGTCATCCTGGCTGCCCGCTCCGAGTTGCACTTCCTACACGCCGGCACCAACTGCCCGACCCACAGCTCAGGGCTAGGAGCATCCGCCAAAGGCGGAACATGGTCAGCCTGGGTCGCGGGCCGTTCCCGACACCAGACGCACAACGGCCCACCGGCCAGGAGACGCGCGCGGGCCTTCTTGTGCGCCCAGTCCCGCCCTGGGCCATACATGGCCTTACGCAGCCTTTCTGGCGGTACTCGGCGGGGATCCGGGGAGACGCAGCTTTACGCAGCCTTTCCGGGCCGTCTTGGGGGGAAAAAAAACAG